CCCCACCAATTCTTCCTGTTAAAGTAGATATTGTCAATGCAATGTGTATTAAGTGTAATTATTGGTTACCATTATCTGAATATAGCCTTTCTCAGAGGAATTCTGAGAATGCCATTTGTAGGAAATGTATGGCGGATAAGATTAAAAACGATGAGAAAATAGCTAAGGAATTAGCCGCTGCTAAGAAAGAAGAAAAACAGAAGCAGAAAGATATTTCATCCAAGTCTAAAACTAACACTGTTAAACCTTCACCTGAAGGAAAGACTGTGAAGAGTCAAAAGACTAAAACTCCTTCAACAAAGAAACCTAAGGAAGGAGTTTCAAAACCTTCTTATGGAGCCGCTCAAAAAGCAGCTTGGAAACCGGTTAACTTTAAAGGTGAACCATCCCAAGTCATGTTCGAAACTAAAGTCGAATGTGCTCCTATCGAAGATACAACAACAACAACAACAACAACAACAACCCCCCCAATTGGAGAACAGGTGGTCCTTTCTCCCCCAAATTGGCAGTTACCACCCCCAATAACAGGTTCCCTAAGCGTGTATGGGAAATCTTGTAGCTCCTGCGGTTATTTTCATATCGAGCCTCAGTATTTTAACGAATCTGAGAATGTTTGTAATAAATGTTTCGAAAGAAGATCTCCAACAATGGTAGCTCTTTCCACACCTGAATCTGCTGTTAGAGATGGATTAGTTTTTAATTTAACTGAACCTAGGGTCTCTTCTGGAGTAGGCTTCTACTCAGGCGATATTCAAAAAATTGGTAATGGAGAATTTGTTTCTTATACTCATGAAAATGGTACTAAGCAAACATTTCTTGTTACTAATAAACATATTGCCAGAAACCCTAATGTTAGATATTTAAAACCTAATAATTTAACTGTTGATTTTCAATCATCTCATGATTTATCTCAGATGAATCATTGGGTGCATGGAAATCATGGAATGGATTGTTCATTTTTATTAATAGACGATCTTACCCCATCCCGATTTGGATCCCCTATTTACGACATCACTGAAGTCGTGAACAACCCTTATATGCTACAAGAAACCGCATTGACTCTTGACATTTTCAGAAATGGAAAATGGTGTGTCACACCTAGTCAGAGAAATGGTACCTATATGAAAGAGCAAAATATAATTTATTATAATGCTCAGACTATGGATGGTGACTGTGGTAAAGCGGTCCTTAAAGGTCGTCAAATGGTTGTAATTCACACTGGTACAAAGAATGATAAAATAAATAATTATTTTACATACTTTGGAAGTGGATTCAAATCCTTTTTCGACTTCTTATGACTCCTTGGCCAGCCGGGATTTGGTGTTGAAGAGCTTGCAAAAGTTTTACAACCTCCCAATCCCACAATGCCGGCTAATGGCCATACCAGTTATTTAGCGCAAGCTAATTTAACTCAAAATGTCAATAAGAAAGAGAACGCAAAAAACTCAATATCAGTCCCTTGTGACTACTTTGTAGAATTCAGTAAAGAATTCCCTAATGAAGCCAAATTATTCAAAGAATTAGGCCAGCATGAGGAAGTGGTCCCAACGACTGAAAATATGAACGTCAGAATTAATAAAGCGGATAAACCTATGGTTTATCCTGGTCAAGATGATTTTACTCATCAGATGGCTATTAAATTTGCACTTAGGCACTTACATTATATGAAAAGTTCCACGTTAACACCTGGACAGCATATTATTTTTAAAAGTAAATCTGCCGCAGGTATAATAGGTAAATCTGTTGGGGCTACTAAAACTCAAGACTATCTTAATACTGACACCTTTGAAAAATATAAATTCGATATCAATCATATTCCAATTCAAATTGTTAATTTTAAAGATGAATTTCTTTCACAAGAGGATCTTGCTAGAAAGAAAATTAGATTTGTAGACAATGTAGACAAATCATTTTTGTTCAAACAAAAATTCTTTTTTGATAACCAAAATCACAAACTCGTTGAGAATTGTGAAACGAATTGGATAAAATATGGATTTTCCAAACAGTTTGGAGGTTTTAATCGTTTAATACAAAAATTTGAGAAATGCTCATTATTGTCTTTGTCTGATATTAGTGGATATGATATATCCGCTATATTGGATGAAGTATATGAAATGCGCT